TCTTGTTCTTTTTCTTCTATGATAGGTTCTTCTTTCTCTTGTTCTTTTTCTTCTATGATAGGTTCGTCTTTCTCTTCGACTATGGACCCAACGTCCTTATCACATGCGTCACCCGAACACTCGTCCACTTTCAGCGTGCTTGCCTTTTCTGGTGTAATGAACTTCACTTTCATAGGAACTTTCTCCCCACGTGCGTCATATCCAAGTGGGTCTAAAGTCTCCACTTCTGACATCATGTCCTCAATACTATATTCATCGTACACATTTGTGGGAACAAACCCACGAAAAACGCCAAAATTATTACCACTTTCAAGCCCCCGATTGCCAATATACATTTCCAGATCTTTATCCATCGATTCCAACTTCGATAATACCTCCAACATGTCGTCCTCCTGTCGGCGCCGCTCGGTAACATCGAACTCTGAACACATCTTGATGTCATCCTTTGATATTTTGACCATGAAGGGTTTCGCATTCTTTCTAACTTTATCAGGAACATCCGAAAAGCTCTCAAGCTCGCGAATCATATGGTTTTGCTGGGCACATGTATCAGCCTTCACTAAAAATTTGTCGTCTAATTCCATAATATAATGTACATACATTAAAAAACTAAACCATTCGTATTCCTCATTTATTATTTTTTATACATATATAAAATCTAATCTGTATATAATCTAGGATGGCAAAGAATGTTCCTGAACCTTTGTTAACAGAAGACGATAGTCGCTACGTGATGTTCCCAATCAAAGACGAGGAAGTATGGTCAATGTATAAAAAGCAAGTCGATTGTTTCTGGCGAGCGGAGGAAGTTGACCTTTCCAAAGATCTCGTCCACTGGGAAACATTAAATGGTGACGAAAAACATTTTATATCAATGGTTCTTGCATTTTTCGCAGCAAGTGATGGAATTGTTCTCGAAAATATTGGGACCAGATTTATGAACGAAGTTCAACTCGCCGAAGCACGTGCTTTCTATGGATTCCAAATAGCAATGGAAAATATACATAGCCAGATGTATAGTCAACTAATTGAAACCTATATAAGTGACCGAGAACAAAAACACAAACTTTTCAACGCTCTCGAAAACTTTGACTGTATTAAAAAAAAAGCCGACTGGGCAAAAAAATGGATCGGTGATAATCGCAGTAGCTTCGCTACACGACTTGTCGCATTCGCATGTGTCGAAGGTATATTTTTTTCAGGCTCATTCTGTAGCATATTTTGGCTCAAAAAACGCGGACTCATGCCCGGACTTACATTTTCAAACGAGCTTATATCCAGAGACGAGGCCCTCCACACCGAGTTCGCAGTACTTCTCCACAGCAAGCTCAACCGAAAATGCAACAAAAATAAGGTATATGACATTATAAAAGAAGCCGTCGAAATAGAGAAAACATTCATCACCGACGCTCTCCCATGCAGACTCATCGGCATGAACGCCGACCTTATGAAACAGTACATCGAATTCATAGCAGACCGCCTCGTGGTACAACTTGGATTTGACAAAATATACCGATCCACCAACCCATTTGACTTCATGGAGCTCATATCCGTAGAATCTAAAACAAACTTTTTCGAGAAACGTGTATCCGAATATGCTCTTGCAGATAAAACCAAGACTAATGACATATTCGACATGACCGAAGATTTTTAATCCACTTAAATTGGTGAAATCATACCAAATAATCACAAATAATATGGGTCTGTACCCATATTATTCACTTTCGAAACATACGTTCTAGTCTTCTAGTGAATTATGTTAAAAAACTTCAATAGGTCAACCCCTCAACAATCAGGATACCCAAATATTTCACCAACACAAACCCATCACTTCACTAGAAGACTAGAAAGGAATCATATATTACCAACCATACCGTCTTATCGCGGGAAAGACAAAAACACTTGTCACAAATCCAATATAACCCCCTATCGCTGCTCCATTCAGGAAATATTCGACTCTATTAGGATCATCTATAAGGAAATGCATATGTCTTTGTTGTCTATCAACCAAAGTCATCTCGCCTGCAACAAATGCTATATACGAAACAACTCCTCCCATCGCAGCACACCCGATCGTGAATGAAACAATCCGGTCCATGTATACTCATATAAAACCCTTTCAAATCGTTTCAAAACTATATAATTTACGTATATTCCGTGAGGTTTTGTAGAGATGTCGTGAAAATTTCCACCCGTAAATTTAAATAATTATATTTGGTTACTCCAAATAACAAGTGGGAATGGGTAATATTGCGTATTCTTGAAATGTTGATTTTTGAAAGGTGTAAAAAAAAAATTAAAAGTTGAGCATCATATTCTGAAATGGACATTTTAAAAATGTCCAAAACGTATATATGCCAGAGCTTTTGAAAGAAAAAAAACGCACTTTTTCGATTGTGAGCATAATGGTCTAATTTCGATTTTATAAAAAAACGGTTGTTACCAACAACTTTTTTTTAAATTCCGATATTTTGCAAAAAAACGACTGAATCGTTATGCTCAAAATTGTATAAAATTCGACTATTATGCTAAATAAATGATTATATGTATTACATAATATATTGTTACGTTATTTAGTAACAATATTATTGTGAAATTAGATACATGAGAGCATATATATATTGATGCTTATAATAACGATTCAAAATATTACAATATAATCCGGGTGTTTAGAGAAATTTCTCCACAATACACTAAAACGATTCATGTATTATGGATATATTATTCGCATGATAAGTGAAGTAAAAATATATTGATATTAATTGACATCACGTGATGTGATACATATGCTTATAATAATGTTTATATTTTGATTAGATGCTTACATTTAGGATACATTTGAGAATATTAAAAAAAACGATGTGTAAAAAATGTCATTCCCGCGCGACACCTATTTATGGTAAGGGATACGGTTTGTCACAATTAAAGTATAAAAATCCCAATTAAAATAAACAAAAAATCTCCCTAATATATGGATTGTTTAATCGATAACAAATATAATTCTCTTTTACGGTAAATCATATAAAAGATAATAGTATATATATATATGGAATTTCAAAAAAAACAATACATATGTAAATTATGCGATTATACAACACCAAGTCTTACAGATGGCAAAAAACATGAAAAAACGAAAAAACATCTAAAAAAAATGGATGACAACCCTTATTCTAAGCACCTATATACCTGCGATAGGTGTGAATATGGAACCGATTATATATCAAACTATAATCGTCATATGAAGTCAACCAAGCACATAGATAATAGTATTATTGTGCTAAATAATAATTGTGTAAGTTTCATCTGTGTATGTGGAACCGAGTATAAACACGGACAGTCTCTTAGTAGACACAAAAAAAACTGTAAGAAGTACCTAGAGCTTACAAAATCCGAAAAGAAACATAATCATGTTAAAAAGAAACAACAATCAAATTGGTGTGATGATGGTTCATGTGACGATAGTGATGATGATTCTAAAACAGCCGAATCTCTTCCACCAAACACGGTTTCCAAACAAAAATATCTGGCGCTCGCCACCAAGTTTATAACGGCTGAGAACAAGATAGAGGAGGCGGAGAACAAGGCAACGGAGACCATGAAACAGAACATCAGGCTCATAGATGTGGTCGCAGAACAACAGAAAAAGTTGAATGACATCATCCCCAAGATCGGTAACACCACTAACAATAACGTGAATATAAACGTCTTTCTCAACGAGAAATGCAAGGATGCGGTTAACCTGATGGACTTCATTAACTCCATTCAGCTTCAGATGTCTGACCTTGAGGGAACGACTGATATTGGTTTTGTGGGAACTATTAGTAATCTATTAATTGACGGTCTTAATCAGATGAATGTAACTGACCGTCCCATTCATTGCACGGATGGAAAGCGAGATGTGATATATGTGAAAGACAACGATGCGTGGGAGAAGGATGGGGTGGGTCACCCCAAGATAAAGCGTGCGATTAAGAGGATCAATAGACGAAATTCATGTCAGTTGACAAAGTGGATGGACGATAATCCAGAATGTAATGATCCGGAGAGTCACAAGAGTGGTAAGTATATGAGTATATTGTCATCGATTGTGCCGGATGATGAGGATATGAAGGTGAAGAAGATAATAAAGAATGTTGCTAAGTCGGTAATATTGGATAGAGATACATGTATGAATAATGACGTTTGATTGTATATTTACGTGATTTGTAAAAGAAAATCATGTAAGTTATTGTATGTATGAATGGATTAGCTGAATAACCTGTTCATGTTAATGACTTCAATTTTGTCATTTTCTTCGTTGAAAAGTCGGGTAATCATGTCGTTATTTCGAAATCGTACGCTGTATTTTTTTTGGATGTCACTTCTTCCGATGCGACCGATAGCCTGGATGATTTTTTCCTGTGTCATGTTGGTTAGGTCTTTGCTGAGGAAACCGTGGCAGAATTGGTAGTTTGTTCCATAAATATAATCACCTTTTGCGATGATGAGGTATAGTCGTTGTTTTTCAGCGAGTTCTTTGACAATTTCAGTATATGCGATATTATTACTATTTGAGAATAGTCCGACACCCATGATGAGAAGTACTTTCCATATGTCGTCAACTCCGTTGATTGCCATGATGCGTTCTACGTCATCTTCACCGATGGTTGATGTGAATGGTGTTGTGCTTGCGATTTCATCTTGTTTATTGAATTTGTCAATATGTGCTTTTTTATTTGGTATATATACATCTGGTAGTTTGACTGATTTGACGGAACCTCTATATGTTTCAATTTTTTTCATTAATTCTTTTACTTCTGGATCTCCTCGGGTATCAATATTGGCAAGTTTGTTTTCCATGCCTTCATATTTTTTCATTTTATCCTCGAGTGATTTTTCAAGGACTACAATTTTCCCGTTGAGGGTATTATTGAAATCGATACACCTGTTGATATTTTCAAGATATTCTTTGGGTATTTTGGCTTGATTGAGATAGAATTTGCCGATTTTTTCGGGTTCTTCTGTGATGAATATGGTTGGTCCATCGGTGAGTGTTGCTGCGTGGTCGCTGGTGACCAATACACCTCCTCCGTCGAGGACAACTTTAGTTCGTTCTTTAAAATGGTTATATATATTTGTCCATAGATCATCGCATGTGTTTTCGAGGATGTCGAGGTAGTACAATTTGATGCTTTGGACGTTAACGTTGTCAATATGTGGGAATACATTATTTATTTCGATTTTTTTATCTGTGAATATTTTTTCTTTGTTTGCGTAGATGACAAATTCGGATATGCTATCAAGGTCGAAGTATCTTAGGAGGGTTAGATTTTGGCGGATATGTTGTACGCTTCTCAATAGGTCTCTGTAGTTATCGTATAGCATATGAGGGACAATAATATTACCGGTTGAGTCGTAGATGGGTATTGTTTTTTTACAGTCATGGCTTACGATACTTGTGATTTGTGCTTCATCGCCGAATTTTTCTTTAAAGCTGAGTATAGTCTGTCCAATTTCATGTTCTTTTGGAAGGGTTGCTGATGATAGTACAACATTTTGTACAACATTTTCGTTCCAATTTTGTTGGATAATTTCATGACATGGGTGGTCTTGATAGTCCATAGTGATTGTTGGTTCGTCCCAAAATGTGATGATGTGTGATTTTTTATCGCTTGTGTTGTCAGTATTTGTTGTGGGATTTCGGTGGAATGAGGTCATATAGTACATGGCGTATCTATAAGATTGTATGTCGCATATCATTATTTCAACTTTGTCACCGACTGTGTTGTCTACTTTTTTGGTTCCATCTCTATACTTTATGACGGAACCATCTTCTCTTTTCACGAATTCACTTGCGGCAAAGTAATGTAATCGAATATCGGTTGCTGATTCGCAACCGAATCCAAATGCGACTTTTTTCCCTGCGCTGATTGCTGACTTGGCTAGATTTATACCGACGTGTCTTGCTGCGCAAACGAATATGACTCTATAATTTTCTGCGAGACCGATTGGAGTGAGTGTTTTACCGGTTGATGTGGGTGCTATGTATAGGACAAGTTTCGGTATATTTCTTGTAGTGTCATCGTTGAATAGGTTGAATATGTCGCGTTGATGGGAGTATAGGGTTCGGTCGGTATGTTTTGAAATCATTTCATTTTTCTCAATATAGTTATTAAACTTGTGAACAAGTTGTGGTATTGATACGGAATCCATATTGGATTCGATAACAAAGTTGACGAGTTTACTTAGGTATTTGTTAATGACTGTTGTAGATTTATTGAGTATATAGATGGTATAATAATAGAGCATCCACCTTGTCTTTGATTGGCTTTTTTTGTGTTTGTAAAATTTCTCGATCATATAAATATAAATGAACTCAATTATGACGTCCTTTTGTGACGAGATTGTCTCGTATGTATTTTGACTTAGTCGTATCATATCGGGTGTGTTGATGCGAGCGATTTTTTTGGATGTGGTATCGATAGAGTAATTGATTGAATATTTTTTGATTATTTTGTCAACATCCTTTCCAAAGTATGTATTATATAAGTAAAATTCGATTGCCTCATTTTCTGTGTTAATTTTCAAGAATGAAGATAATGTGAGGTTGTCATTATGTATGATAGATGGGTTTGTGTAACCGTTTACGATCATTTTGATAATTTTCATTTCATGTGGTGGTACTGAGACTTCGATTGCGTTCCATTCTGAGCGTGTTAGTTTCGATTGAACAAGGTCCATTTGTGTAATATGTTTAATAGTATCAAGTAGTTTATATATAAATCAATTTTGCTTAGAGAATTTATACTAGTTATACTAAATGGTTAATTCCGGTTTGATAACAGTTTGTTTATCTTATTATAATCAGGTATCGGTGCTTGTAGAACAGGTGCGTTGTTGGCTTTCTTATGAAGATGATGTTAGGGATAGGTTGTCATTTTTTGTTATAGATGACTCGAGTAAGGTCGATGCTTTATCGGTTCTGGTTGATGGTGGGTTAAAGGATGAGTTGTCAAAGATTAATTTAACAATATTTCGAGTGAATGAGGACAAGTTTTGCAATATTGGTGGTGTGCGGAATCTTGGTGCGAGTGAGTGTAAGACACCTTATATGGTTATACTTGATATGGACACTTTTATATCGTATACGAGTGCCCAGCAGATGATTGATGTTGCTTATAAGAACGTTGGGAATAGGTATGCGTTCACTTTCAACCGACGTATAATGGATAATAATGGACACAAGAAGCATGGAAAGATGCACCCGGCGGTATGTTTGGTGCGTGTAGAAGACTATTGGGGTGCTGGTGGATGTGACGAGGACTTTGTGGGTAATTATGGGTATACAGACCCACACTTTTGGTGGAGAGCCCAATCGCGTATAAAAAAGAAGGAATGTCATGACATTTATTTGGACTATCGGGATGATGGCGAGTGTGATATGGTTCGAGATACAAATAAAAATAGGAAGTTATTTGAATCGAAAAAGAAGAGTGGTGAATGGTCTTCTGATTTTATGCGGTTTACTTATGATAAGCTATATGAGAGCTAATTGATGTCAAGTAAATCCACATCAGGACGATGTTGTATTTTATCTGTGCATAATTGATGTGTTAGATAATCAATTGTTCTTGATTTGTTGCTTACTTCATTTTCCAATCTTGATATGATTTGTTTTTGACTTTCATGTATATCTTTCATTTGTTGTAATTCGATGTAATAGTTGGCCTTGTTATGGTTCAATTGTTGTAACCATTTTTGATGAATTTTTGTTTTACAGTGGGTTGAGAATTTTGTTTGTGTTTCATATACTTTTTGTCTTCTGGAACCACATAAACATGATATACCATTCATCATTTGAGGTCTCCCGTCAATATAATTACCGTTGTCATCGATAGAAGGAGTATATGTGTCAGGCACTAAAGAGATATCCATTTGTATTGTACAAAATAAGATAAATAAACATGTATATCAATTTTATAATATATACATTTTTAGTCGGTGCATCTTACATCTTTATCTTTCTATTTATCTTTCTCTTTCGTTTGCTTTTTCGTAGATTTTTAGGTGAAACATGTGATGGTTGTCGGTTGATTTTTCGTTTGCATGTCCGTTTCCGCGAGTGGTTCAAGGATTGGTCTCTTTTTGATTTTATCACGAGTTTCATATTACTAAGCGCTTTGGTAACCTTTTTTATATCTGCAACCAATTCATTATACGCGGGATTATTCTTTTTACCACCACCAAATGTACTGATGGATTCGTTGTCGGTCGGGTTGGAGCCGTTGGAGCCGTTGGACTCTAACAGAATACTCGCCATACTTGTGCTGCCGAATGATCCGATTGGTGATAAGTCCTGGTGCAACACATCGTTGGTTACGTGCACTAGTTGGCCTAATATGTCTGCTAAATATACCATGTGAACTCCAAATATAGTATCATCATCATCTTCTATAAAAGCATGATTCAACACATCATCACCTGGATTTGCTGCACTATTACTCCCACTATCTCCTGAATAAGTCAACGAGTCTGTTCTACCTGAACTTATATCGGCACCTTGATTGAACATATATATATATACTTATAAACAATTTTCTCCATATGCTTATTTTTTCTTATTTGACTTACGTTTCCTTCGTTGGGTTTTTGTTTTTCTCCTTGTACCTCCTCGTCGGGTTGTTTTTGTTTTTCTCCTTGTACCTCCTCGTCGGGTTGTTTTTGTTTTTCTCATTGTACCTCCTCGTCGGGTTCTTTTTTTATGTTCGCGGCGGTTTCTTGGTTTCCCATCCAAACCAACACCAAGTGGAAATGTTCCAACACCGGATGGCTGTGTAACTGTTCCAACACCGGATGGCTGTGTAACTGTTGACTCTCCAAAGTCAATAACAACAACTTCATTGTTACCTTTAAGTATATTACGCATTCTTTCATCATTGTGCAACAGACCCAGTTTTTCTTTCAACTGGTTAATTGCTGCGTCCACATTACTATCACCATGACTCACAGAGTCGAAAGCTCCTTCACCCCGTTCATATACTTCTTTGGCGGGCCCGTATTCTGTTTCTCTGAAATGTTCCATTTTGATATAATACACTTCTAATTCTTCTGGTTCTTCTACTTTTACCAATTCTATTCCTTGGTACTCATAGCCGATAGTTCTTGTTTGGTCGCTATTAACAACAACTTTTCCATAACCCGTTATTTCTGGAACTCTAACAATTACATTATCAGGATCAGGATCTCCTGGTATTTTTTGTAGTTTATTCATAGGGTGATGATTAATTAAAGAGGCGTACTTTTGAAGAACGAGCTCATGTATAAATGTGTTTCTACACACACCAGTCTTCTGTCCATATTTAGTAATGAATAATTTATAACCTGTGTTGGTTTCTTTATCGAAAGTATATGTGTTTGACAATATACAACCCGTATTCTTTACTATAATTGCTGAGTCTTTGATACTTGCTATGGTAGTTTCGTGTATAATTTTTATGTCCGTGTCGGTTGCGGTGTCTGGAATTTGTATCGCTGGAACACTATATAGTCGAATCATTTCATTAATATCATCAATTTTTTTCTTTTCACTTTTGTATAATGTTGTCAAAGGTTCCGATTTTAATCTCTCTTTAATATTTTCTATAGTGACATCACGGATTATCTCCCTCTCTGGTATGGCTCTTCTATCTTTTTGGTCACCATCGGGGATGAGGTGAGTTAGCCCAGGTGGTGGTCCTGGACTGAAATGTTCAGATGGTCTTTGATTTCCAAATTGTGTTCTTGGCGGTGTTGTTGGCGGTGGTGGCGGTAGGGCGAGCGATGAAAAGACCATGGGAAATGGAGGAGTTGCTGATGTTGACATTATAATGTGTAATAATATATATCAATATAAATTATTTATCTGTGTGTATGGTTGTGATGTTTGATTACGTATGTTACCGAATCTGGTTTTCTGGATATGGAGCTACCTTGGTTAATCCTAAAGATTCCATGTGTGTATTTCGAGACACAATAATATTGTCTTGATGTTCTTTTCGTTTCATTATATATGCTTTGTATGATGTAATAAATACGTCATCGAATGACACTCTGTTGATAATGCTGGTAACATTTTGGTCGAATTGTATGGTAATTTGTTGGAGTACGTCTGGTTCATGTATTATATTATGTAAATTACATATTTTGTCAAGGTTATGTAATGTTGAATTGGTTATATTGAGTGATGAGTTTTTCATAAACATTTCGTCGATTGGTATATCATCACGTATAGTGAATTTGATTACGTTACACGAAAATATACATTCGCTGAGGTAGCATGCTATTTGGTATGCTATATAATCATTTGAAAACCCGGTAATATTTCTAATGTTGATACTATTTAGTGTGGTTACTTTGCATATATGTTCTTCGATTGATTTGATATGATGTTGATATAATTTTGGTTTCCATTTGTAGGTTGAAATTTGGTTTATTGATGAGAAATGATGGTCTTTCATTACGTTACTAATTGTATGTGATAGTTGATGAGCAAATTCTGTATGTCCAAATAATGATGAACAACATAAAGCACCCATTATACGTGTTTGTTTACAATACGCGTTGTATTTTTAATATGTTTTGAAAATGTAGTATTTACAATTTTCTTACTTCTTACCACTTACCACTTTGATTTTTTTACGTTGATTCGTTGGGCGCTTTTTTTCTGTGATGCTTTTGGGTCGTATGACTCTTCTTCATCGTCGGATCCCATATTTTTGGAAAGGTCCCAGAATTCTTTTGATCCCATTTTGAAGTCTCCGTGTGGTTCTGCTTTGTACCAGAAAATTTGGTCGTTGAGTTTATTTGATTTTGAATTATTATTTATGACGAGACATTCATAGTTTTCTGTGCACTGGTCCATGACTTGACAGAATGATTCGAATGTGGGAAACATACCGGCATAGTTTTCGTATATACGTTTACGGTTGGCTATATATGGTTCGCGAAGGATAAATACGTAATCGATGTTGGTTCTTAGATTTGGTGGAACACCAAGAGGATATTGCATTGTGATAATGAGCATGACTTTCCAGTGACGTCCGTTCATGAATAGTAGTCTCATCATTTTGTCTTTTGTCCAGCTTGCGTCGTATAGGCAATCATCAAGTATTACAAATGTGCGAGGGTCGATTGTTGACCGTTTGTATGTGGCTACATCCTTTTTCACTTGTTTTAGTACTTGTCGCTGTCTTTTAAGGACATTTTCTATGATGGAAGTGTTATATTCGTTATGTATGAATAGTTTTGGTACATGTGTTCCGTAGAACCCGTTACCCTCTTCAGTCCCTGAGATGACGGTCCCAATAGGTATGTCCTTTTTGTAGAATAGTAGGTCTCTTACAAGGAAACTTTTTCCTGTGTCGCGTCTACCGATGAGAACAACCACGGGACCCTTATTTTCATTAGGTTGGAATGTTATATTTTTCATATCAAACTTTTTCAATTCGAGAGTCATACAAAAAATCGGTATATTAATATAATTTATATTACGCAACGTGATTGAATATATAAAATTACGACATATGGATTTATTTAGTAATTAGTAATTAGTAATTAGTAATTAGTTTAATAGTTCAATTAATTATTTGTGTTTAACCTAAATGTGGGATAACGCTCTTAATCATGGATTTAAGGATAGTGGGCTTCTTAATTTAGAAGATTTCCAAAAGTATGTTCCGATTTACAATAGGTTTGCGAATATAACGAGTGAAAATGTGGCTACTTTTTCACCTCCAACAACAAAGAAGTTAGTTTCTGTTGAGTCAAAATATGAAAATTCATTCAATAAATTTTCAGCAAAGCTTTATGGAGTTGAAAGTAAGGAGACTACTACAGAAGATGTTTTTTTCAAGTTCTCTCCGTTGATGAATCCTATAAAATACTCGACTGGAAAATATGTTGACGTTGTTGACAAGATATTGGTTCTTCCTGGTTTAGACAATCGCGATAGTGTTCATGAAAACATATTAGATATGAATAATTCTGCGTATGTGGATGGTTACTTTACGTATATAACGAGTGGTCTCCATGATATGGGTTTTGTGCATGGTGTGAAGTTTTATGGAACTCATTTGGCTATTCAAAACAATTACAAGATAAATGTATCTGACGATTTCGAGTTTATGGCATCATCTGAGTATTTTACCAAAAATGTAGGTAAGGATTTTGATGTTGTAAACTATGGTAACGAAACGTTGAGTGGTAAATCGAGTACAAGTAAATTTAAGAATAGGCTTGATATAAGTGATATAGTTGATATAAGTGATAATATAGTTGTTAATTCGAGTGAAATAAAGACGGTATTTTTGAGCAACGCTAAATCTGGTGTGGATGGTCGTGTTCATAGGATGACGAATGATTTGGATAAGATGGAAACGGTTGATATAAAGGTGGTTGATTTATCGGAACCTGTTAATATTGAGACGGATATGGATGGTTCTGATACGGATAGTGATTGTGACGACTCATCGTGTTCGTCGAACACTACCCAGAGTGGTGAAGAGAGTGAAGAGAGTAGTGATGGTGATAGTGACGATGATTGTGATAGTGAGGAGGATAGTGATAGTGAGGAGGATAGTGACAGTATATTTTTACATATTAATCGGTTTCCGGTGATGCTTATATGTATGGAAAATTGTGATAATACGTATGATAATTACATTTCTCAAACAAAATTATCACAGGACGAGTGGTCGAGTTCTCTTATGCAGATAATAATGACTATGTTAACTTACCAGGAGTTATATGGGCTTACGCATAACGACCTTCATACGAATAATATAATGTATGTCAAAACGGAAGAGACATATTTGTATTATGTATATGGGGGGAAATCGTATCGTGTTCCCACGTATGGTAAAATTTTCAAGATAATTGATTTCGGTCGTGCTATATACACGAGGAATAATATGACATTTTGTAGTAATAGTTATTCGAAGGGAGAGGATGCGTATTCTCAGTACAATATGGAGCCGTATATGAATCCCAAGAAGCCCGAGGTTCTTCCCAATATGAGTTTTGATTTGGCACGTTTGGGGTGTTCTATATTTGACTTTTTGGTTGACGACATCGATTCTTTGGGAGAGTTGATTATAAATGATCCTGTTGTTGAGTTAATTGCTGATTGGTGTAATGACGATAGTGGGCGAAATATATTATATAAGACTTCTGGTGAGGAGAGGTATCCGGAGTTTAAGTTATATAAGATGATAGCACGAACGGTTCATCGCCACACTCCTTTGGCTCAGCTTACTCGTCCCATGTTTAGTCAATATTTGGTTGAATGTGAAGAGATGGATGGTTTGGGTTCTGGGTGTATAGTAATGAATATTGATAAGATGAATAAATTGGTGTCGGGTGACAAATAGGTTGGTTGGTGGTTATATCTGTCGAAACGTAAAATTGAAAACTAAATACACATGGTTGTTGTTTGTATAAAACAAGTTAGACGTTAAAAATGACAGATATGAATAACATTAATACTGGTGTAGATTCTACTTCTTATGTATATGAAGAATCACGTTCACAGCGGATGGGTCATGTATATGACATTTCTGGAGCTGCTACGGAACATGAAATTCATCGGTTGTTTGATACGTTGACTATTGAGCGTAAGCAATTGCTTTTATATGAGTTAAATGGTCAGGTGGATTCATATAGTTCATCGTTGTATGAACCGAATACATCTCGTATGGATATGAGTGAATTGGAAGTGGAGGACGCGGAAGTGGATGACGATTCGATGTCTATTGATGGAGATGTTGATGTTGAAAGTTGTATTGATCATCATGATACTGAGGATGTGGTGGGCATGATGGAAATGGAAACGCAAAGAATGGTTGATGGGTGTGCGTCTTTATTGACGTCAAATGAGTCAAATAATTCTCAATACGACCCACTTCCTCTGGTACGTGACCGTGTTATGAGTGATTCCGCATATATTGGTATATTGGGTAATGAATTGGGTGATTTTGGCGATTTTCAAAGTATTGGATTTATTCAACATGACCCGTTTTCATCACATCCTCACTACAATAGCAGCCATCTATCATCACTTGATGATATTGCTATGTCGCGTTCGTTCCCAAACGTTACTATTCGCAAAAAAAGATAATGATGTGTGTTATTGTGCGCCGATGTATTTGATATTACAAACTGGGTTGGTTTGATTTATATGGAAAAAATAAAAAATAAAAAATAAAAAATAAAAAATAAAAAATAAACTGAATTACATGTTTCTATTGAAATATGTAATTTTGTGTCAATAATTAGAAGTCTGGATTATCTACAAATACGTTTGTTGGTGTATTTTGTGACTTTGGTGATATATCTATTTGGTCCATTATGAACATTCCTGATAGACATGACATAAAAACGATGATGGAGTCCTTAAACACTGGTTTGAGAGGACGTTGTTTTTTATCGACAAGTTTCATCTCGACTGCTTTGAATAAAACATATACGATTGCAATAGTAAGTGATATTGCAAAATTCATTTCCATATTATATATTATTTATTTCAAATGGTTTTGTGGTATACTACGCATTAGGTATTTTTTCTAATACAAAAATACACTAAGATAATATTTGCACATCGTCAAGAATAACATCTGGTTCGATCCTCACTCGGTCGTTAACATTATGAACATCAAGGTCACCAAGGTTAACGTTGTCGGTACCAATATGTAGTTTAGGCATGTCATAGTCGTCATCGCTGTCATAGTCGTCATCAAAAACCTCTTTCTCGCGTTGTATCTTATCAAGATTCTCTAATGTTTTTGGTACGTTAACTAATGTTTTTTCATCGGAGCGTGTTAGAACTTCATCGTTATTGTTAAATGAAATGGATCCGGTTTTATTTGAAGTATCGTTATTTGGCATAATGAGTTCGTTGGTTCGGTTCTCAATTTCTTTTTTAATTTCTTTTTTGACATCTCCTGTTATGTCGGTTGGTGGTTGTATAGTTGCGGTTTCTATGATTGGTTCTTTGCTAATAATCTTCTCTTCTTCTATGGTTTCTACAACGTCATCTTCTTCGGTCTCGTCCATATAGCCTCGAAGAATGTCTTCAATTGGTAAGCTATCTCGGATTGCGTTCAGTATGCATTCTTGAATGATGACTTCTGTTTCTCGTTTATATTTTTGTATTTGCAGGGAGTGAACATTTGTATCGTATAGATATACGTTGGAATACATTTTTCGAGCGCTATGAATATAACAGTTGTGAATAAACCGGTCAAGTTTGGGAATATTAATGTCAATTTTTTTTGCTTTGTTTCCTACACGAATACATGTGAGTGCCTTAAGTTGGATTACGTGAACACATGATATAAGGTCTTCGATATAGTTACAGTTGCTTCTACTCGTTATACGTTCGCATTCGGCGTTGATGATGTTTGCGTTCCATTTTGGTATGCGAGTAATTAGGTTTTGAAATGTCATTAGAACTTTATCATCTTCACCGTTACTTGTGCATAGTTTGTTTGATTCATCGTATATTGATTTGAATCCTTCTATAAGGAGGGGTGTGAGAATATTTACGAGTCTTGCGCACCATTCGTTTTTTGATTCCTGTAAGGTAGCGATTGTGAAATCGTCCATTTAAATAATGGTTATATTTTCTAATTCGGTATTCCTACGAAAAAACAAGAAGTTTAAAACGAATAGAATGAGTGTTTTCTCGCTTCTAAATTCTCGTTTTATTTTATGGAATATAAATGACAATTCGTCCACAATTTTGTTGGTGGTTCCTACAAGTTTGTATGTTTTTGAAAGTTCAATAAGGTTTTGTGCTGAGAATCCTTTTCCATATATGGTATCTGTTAGTTCCACCGTATTTTGTTCGTTCATGTTTGTGCTTTCCAGTATTTTTGCTAGTTTTCCGGCGTTTTTGGATGAGTTTCTGTAAAAGTGTCCATTTTGTTTTATATTTGTTTGGTAAAGACTGGTTGATGTTCCCCTAATAGTTGGGCGTGGTATGTATATATCACAGAATCTTGATAAGATTGGTTTCAGTAGTTTATGTATATTTTCGACAGATATAAAAAACCTGGTTGAATGACTAAACAATTCTATACACCTCCTTAATGCTGACTGTGCGTCGATGGTAAGTTTGTCTGCGTTGATTAGGACGACGGTTTTAAAATTTGTGAGGTTGGTTGCGAGTATGTTTGTTTTTGAGAAATGTTTTAGATCGTCGCGTATAAATTTTATACCCTTTCCGTGTGCGCAGTTTACATACATCACGAGACCATCTATGTCGGGTGTATCATATAGTTTGTCGATGATTGTGTTTATTATAAATTTTTTCCCTGCGCCGGTGGGTCCATGAAAAATAATATTTGGTACGTTTTTATTTTTGATATACATATCAATATGTTTTAATATATCGGCGTGTATATCGAGATGGGGTATCATAGTTAGTTATTATATATAGTCTTCTTCTTTTAAACACAAACAAATATATATTTAATATTTACATGTTTGTTACTGTGTAATATTATACGTGTGTATACGCATTTATACTGATGAATTAAGCGAGTGTGTGTATGGATTTTTTTTGAATGCGTCGAGAATGTCTGGTTGCATCCGGTCCATACTAAGTGAGCTATTTGCTTCATGTGAAATGCTGGTAGTTCCTATGTGTGTGGTTGATGGTGGAAGCATTTGTGGTACACCTGATGGGATATATTCTCTTGTGCTTTCGAGTGAGTCAGGTCGTCCGATTGACATATTTATGGTATTGTTAAACTGTGCTGCGTTACCGAGGTTGGTTCTTGCGTAAATGGTTGTTTCTTTGGATTCGTTGTTTGATTGATTGTAATTGGCGTAGTAAGAGGTCTGTCCGGATGCCTCTGCGCTCCCTGCTATACCGCTGTATGGGGTTGTTGTGGTCTCGCGTTGTTGTTCGGATACTTGGTGGTTAGCGTTGCTTACGCTGTGTATGTTTTGTTTCTGGATGTTTCCAAAATATTCTTCTTTACTTATGTTCATATCTCGGTTGGTTACATTTGGTGTTTGTACGGTTCCTTCGGCTAATCTTCCCTGTGCCAAATTGCTGGGGTTTCCGTATTCTCGATAGTTGTTGATAATATCTTCTTTTCGCGATGGTCGCAGTACGCTTGTTATTGGTGCGAATAGTGCTCCGACGGTTTTCTTAATACCGTTAAATATTGTGTATTGTGGGTTACAGTCTCTGTTTGTTTTTCCGAGGTTGATACTATTTAGTCCGTAGTCTCCCTCTCTTGGTGCTCCTCCTGCTTGTGTTCTTTGTTTTACGAGATAACCTTGTTTTTCGCCATCGCATCTGTCGGAAGCTTTGTATGTCTGTGGTGCTGATTCTCTTTTTGGTCCGTTGGATGATTGTGTTCCGCTGTAGAAATCCATGTTGTCCATCGTTTCGAGTGTTTTACTGTCGTTCAAGCTTCTCACGGTTGGTCTCTGTTCAACGCCGGTTGTTGTAAAATATCTTTCGGGTCCGCTTTCAAAATATGTGTCGGGTAGATTCTTCTCTACTTTTCCGATGGATTGAGTTGTTGCCGAGCTTTTATTATAGTAGCTGGCGGGTCCTTCGTGTGTCGATAATTCAAATGTAGTTTTTGGGTTTGTTTTTACACGAAGTTCGTCGACGCCTTTGGGTTTGTATGAATCTCTTGCGGATAGAGCTGAGTTAAATCCACCGGAACCGGTTGATGTGAATCCTTCTCCTAAACCAGGTCCCACTTGAACTTCTTCCCATGGTTTGACGTTTGCCATTCTGTTACTTGAGTTGACGCGTGATTGGTAGAAATTGTTCATATTGGGTGCCCCATGTGCGTGTTGAATATTATCTTCTGGTTTGAACATTGGCGCGTTTTCACGTTTTTCGATTGTCTGTGAACCCGATCCCACCATGTTATCTAATATTTGTTCGTGAACATGTGAGTCTGCTGTGCGTCCCCGTATTTTTGCCCCGAAATATGGTACCATATTGTTATGTTTGAATTCGGTTGTATCTAATTGCTCTCCTGTTAGTGAGTTTACCTGTGTTGTTTTTTTGCTATTGTTGATGGTAGTGTCGTACGAGACACCTTTGCTGAAATATTTATCTGTTCGTTGGTTAGATAATGGATATGAGCTTGTGCTTGTTTTTCTCAATTCTTCATCAGTCGCCACGGGATAGTTTCGAGTAATTTCTTCTGGTGATTTGAGCTGATTGCCCATTTTTTGAGTGTTGTTGGTCGCATGAAATCCTTCGTTTTTTCGTTTGCTTTTATCTGATACATAGTATAACCCCCCAAGAGCTACTATAGGTATTGCCAATTCCATAATATATATTATAGGATATAAAATATATTATGATAAACCACCTTGTATAAAAATGTAATTACTTAAAATCATTTCGGGTGCACGAATTAACTTTAAAATGATCTTTTTCAAGTATGCGTGTGCTGAGATTGTTTTGAAATTGTAGACAAACGTTCTCTTGTGGGTCATGGTGTAAATATTCTGTTCGTATGTTTGGTTGTTCCCTTATTTCCCATGCGGGGGTTTCTGTTCTTGATTCGTGAACGATGGTTTGAATTGTTGGATAGTTTGGTAATGTCTTTGATGGCTCATTTACGAGATGGTAGTTATCTTTAACAACATCTCTATTTAATTTTCGATTGAGTCCCCTTAATTGGTTATCTATTGACATCGAGTTTGTTGTTAGGTTTGCACCCCAATTACTGAGTCTCAACTGGGGGTCAGCGATGTAATGTGGTGTATTTCCGTTACCAGGTACGTTCATTACATACTTCCCGGGTCCTGTGGATTCTTCTAATTGCTTTATAGTTCTTGCCTGGTCATAATTAAAACGTGTGAACATGATTATTATATTAACAACCGATAATATAATATGGGATAAATATGAAATAAATATGAAATAAATTTAATTTAATTTAATTTGTTTGGTCGTTGATCTTGTTCCAATACAAGTGGTTCGGGCATGATTATTGTTTTATTGAAAGTATGTATTGAACCGTGTGACATGTATACGTTTGTTGGTGATATTTCTGCAATGGGGTTAACTAAATTGGAGCTTCCTATCCCCATAAGTTGTGATTCCAGGTTTACTGAGTTTCCGTTTAGTTCAAATCTGTCCATTCTTGCGCTATTCATTCCAAAATCGGGAAGAACTCCTTGACTTGGTCGTCCGTGTTGGCTATTTTGATAAAGGTTATACGTGGTTCCATCTTTGTATGATTTTTGTTCAATTGCGTAGTCATTTTTCGAGTTTTTATTCCTGGTTGATGCCATTATATATTATACTTTGTTATTTTAAATAATTATGGTATATAAATTGTATAATTATGTCGAACGTTTCAGTTTTTCGATAAGGTTGTCTATATTTTCGCGTTGAATTTCGTTGTTGTTTATGTATGATGAAATTATTGTGTGAAAATCGCCAAGGTTTTCATAGTTAAATAAGTATACTATACAGAATTCATCGTCATTTGACATGGAGTATGTGACTCGAGTTTGTGAGTACAATTCGGTGAATCCTGGTAATATATGTGTGATGTTGTATATTTTTGTTATTGTATCATCTACTGTGTTATCATATGACTCGCATTTAAAACACTTCAAAAAATCGTCCCTATATGCGTCGTTCATTTCGTCATCATCATCGTTGTCCAGTTTGGTATATTCAATAATATGATTGGAATTATACTTCATGTATAAGTAATCATTTATTCTTTATTAGTGTTTCCAGTAAATTCTCTTAATCTTGATATAAAAAAGTCGATGAATCCGGCACTTTGATGTTTGATAAAGTATGAAACAAATAGAATAGTGGGAGATATTACATAAACAAATGCCCAGTGAGGAAGTTCGGAACTAATACCGAGACCTTTTTGAAATGCTTTTAAATTTTCGTATGGTATAAATACGATTGATACACCAATTGCTATTAATATGGATACAATTACGTCACTAACCATATGTTATATTATACAATCATATAATATTTGATGGTCAAAAGTGTTTTTGTTTGTATGTTTGTATTTGTATTTGTATGTTTGTATTATATGACAACCTTGTTATCATATCATATCATATCAATAATATTATTTTACTTATTTACTTATTTACTTATTTACTTATTTACTTATTTACTTATTATCGCGAACAAGGTCTCTGGACGGAAGCCCGCCTCGTATCCAGTTTGCGTCTGCATTGTCCTCAATATGTGCGGATGGGTTGGCGAGTGATTCGGCAACTGACGGAATTAGTGGGTAATTCTTATAGTCGATGTGGGTTTGCTCGCTGGATGGATTGGTGCTCTTCTTATTTATGAGTGATTCGCCCTGGGTGAGTTGTGATTCAAGATCAACGTCTCCTCTCCCTTTTCCAAGGTATGGAACTGTTCTAAAAGTTCGCTCGTTTAAGGTTATTTTTTCGTTACCGTGTGTAAGTTGGCTTCCAAGAAGCAATTGTGAATTTTCATCGATGTTGCATCCACCCATACCGACCTGATTGGAGCCTTTGTAGTTCATGTTGGGCTGTGAAAGGGCAAGGTCCATAGGTTTTGACATAGAACAATCACTTAAGAAATGATTCATGAGTGTATAATCTGCGTTTTTTACATTTTGGGTCTCGGTTTCACTTAATGAAGATGCGTCCATGCCGATTCGTCCCATATTTAAGAATGTATAATCATTAACGTTAGCCATATAATATTCGAATATATAATAAAATTCTAATAATTTATATATCGTGAATTATTTTTGGAACACGCAAATTCGTTTCCTTCCTTACATGACGGCATATTTCCATAGCAATATTGTGCAAAATCTTTTTGATTATTTGGTATTTGTGAATTTGCTGTTGTATAAAACTGTTGCATAGATTCGTCGAATACATAGTTATCGCCTAAATCACGAAACAATTTGTCGCTAATATTTTTATTGCCTAAATTTTTTTCGACTACCATCTCTTTTGTAACCTCTGTTATTTTGTCTGATACTGTTTTATCGTATGCAGGTGGAGCGGGCTTTCTCTCGGGGTTATTTGAGTAGTCACCAGGAAGGACATTTCCCATTGGATTGGAGTGGTTGATGGGGTGATAGTCTTTTAGTTGTTTTTTCGATAGCTTTGTCTCAACAATTTCGGCACCCTTCACATCGAATCCATCCAAGTCACTTTTCTTCCTTAAGTAATATACGGATGTGAATGCGACCAACGAAAACCCACCCGATAATAAGATACTCGTGTTTCTGGTGAATGCGAAAGAAATAATTGTTATATATAATATAATCTTGGATAGATTATTAAGATTCGCAATAAATGTTCTGTCCGATGATATATAAATATCATCATACTCTTTGATTAATATGATAGGATCTGTTATCCAGATGCTTTCGTTCATTATACTATCTATATATATGTATCAATACAATTTTTTAATATTTTACTAGCTCTCTTATTTCTTATTTCTTATTTCTTATTTCTTATTTCTTATCCTTATTCTTTTTCTTTTTCTTTTTCTTTTCTCCTGATGAATTAACATTTGGTCTGCCTTTTGAATCCTCTTGTGAGTCACCGTACATTTCTAACATTTCTTCCATTCTCTTTGAATCGGTTGCCATTAATTCTGCTTTTAAACGATTCACTTCTTCCTGTAGTGTTTTTTCACGCTTACGAGTATCTATTTTTTCGACGAGGCGTTCCCGTGTCTTTGCTCGTTTAATATTTTCATCGAGTTTTGTTTGCATTGCACCCATGTTTACTTTTGTCTTTCCACCCATTCCTGGCATTCCCGGCATTCCCATGGAACTCATCATTTTTCCAATATCGCCCATCCCGGGCATATTTTTCATATTTTTCATCATTTCACTTGCTTCTTCCATGAGCTCACTCTCCTTTAGTTCGCCTGATTTGATTTTGTCCTCAAGTTTTGTTCCGATCGATTTTACTAAACCCATTAATTTCGTGGGATTTTTTATAACTTTTGAGAATATGTCTGTCATAGATTCGGGGTTTGACATATCGACATCGAGTTCTTTTGCTGTTTCTTCTGCTATTTCGTTTGCCAATTGTCCAATTTTTCCATTTAGCATGCTTTGTAAATGGTCATGTATATCATCACGATTAGGTATGTCGGTTTCGCTGAGTGTAGGTTCTCCGTTTTCATCAACAAATGCGCTTTGGATATTATTGAGTGTTTCGCCGAGTTTTTCTTTGAAACTATCTGAATTAATGGCTTCGAATAACTTGGCTGTATCACCAAAGTTGACATCTGAATCTATCTCTGAAACAACCGAAAGTGTAATGAGTTGAAGATACTTCCAAATGGTTGCTTTGGTAGTATCACTAACACCACTAAACCCCCATAGTTTCTTAAAATCTATATTTGGTATGAAGTTTGTATTTATTTCTGGGTCGGTGAATATTTCCTCATTTTGATAAATAATATCAAAAAACCGTTCTGGGTATACACGCTTACAATATTCTTTCATTTCCTCTGGGTTTATTTCACACGCTGTGTTTATTTGAGCGGATACCTCTGGGAACACGTCTGAGAGGCTGTTAAGAAATTCTGACATAATTTTACTAAAATCCTTCTTTTCGTCCTTTTGTTCTGTTGTTTCGTCGTTACGAGGAACATCGTTGGTTGGGGTATGTTCCATTAATATAAAGATTCAACAATATTTAAATGGATTATTAACTAAAGTATAAAATAGATAATTTGGACATGTTTAACATGTATACGCTGAGTGTATTCTTGATGGGTTCATCCAGTTTCGAAATCGGTTCTTTTAACCTAAATATTGCGTCTCTCACCTTTGTACCTCCGTTTACTCCGTTGAGAACGCTATGGTCTCCATCTGTAATAAATGATATATCATTACTATGTATCTTAACCTTGTTTGGTAAGTATACATAGTTCAACCAGTATTCAATAAGTATTCTCGGGTTTGATTTTTTAATTTTTTCAATACCATTTCTGGCATATGTGACGTCAACGTCGTTGGGAAACTTGTTATCGATAATGTTGATGAATTCATCCAAGCATTTTACAAAATTTTTCATATATATTATTTTTCGGCTGACAGTTGTATCCATATTATAATGTATACTTCCATATTCTTTATTACAAAATTACACATTATATTATCAGTATTGTTTTTGGGTGCTATATATACCCTGTATTTCACTTTCTCTTTTTCCCTGAAGATTTTCAAGGGTTCCACCGGTGTCGTTAGCGATTGTATCTGCTTTATAGTTTTCTTCGGGAGTTTGTATTGATGACGTAGTTTCCATATTTGTATAATTGTACATTTGTCGTTGACCGCCTGAACCCTTTGCGGTAAGGTCCTCTGGATCAGTATCCAAGAAACTGAATGAATCTGATGAAACTCCTGATGCCGACATCCACTCGAATGTGGTAGGTTCACTCTTTGGTGATTCAAAAACGTCCTGTTTCGTATCTACTTTGGTGGTTGAGTATGCCTCTATATTTAAAAACGATACAATTTCGTTTCCGAATACCACTCGGTAGTTTTCGTTGAGTAATAATAGTGCTGGGACTTTTGTAACAGACGATGGCATAATCACTTGCTGTCCGGACTCTAGTTTCAATATAACATTTCCAGATGCGTCCTTTTCTCGTTTATCTATGTTTATGAAGTGTGTATCACTCTTATTTGTATATTTATTCAGTTTCATTAATAAATTCTTACAGTTTTGACAGTAATTACTATAATATAAGATATTGCTCATATATTTAGTATAATATATCCTATTATTTTAGATGTTATTACGAATTATATATAATATATATTTCAAAAGCTAATGGCGTACGAACACCTGGATGATATATGTGTATTATTGTAAAATTAAAATTGAAAGTTTCACCATATAAAAATAAGTGCACATAATAACTACAAATGGATCCTGAAATTTCCAACTTAAAAGAGAGCAACGATATCCTTGGGTTTACTTTGAATAATGTTAACGTTAGTATAGCAAATTCACTTCGGCGATGTATTATATCGGAGTTAAAATGTATTGGATTTGTTACGATTCCGTATGAAAAAAACCAGGCAACATTCCACAAAAACACAACCAGATTAAATAATGAGATACTAAAGCAACGTCTTTCGTGTGTGCCAGTTCATATAAATGATGTTGATGCGTTCCCGATGGATCAATATATAATCGAGGTAGAAGAGACAAACCGCGATTCTATTATTAAATATGTTACTACTGAACATTTTAAGATTAAAAATGTTCTAAATGATACGTATTTGGATAGGACCGAGGTGGAGAAGATTTTCCCTAAAAATCCTATGACCGGCTATTATATCGATATTGTTAGACTTCGACCACAAATTTCGGATACAGTTAAGGGTGAATCCATACATTTTACATGTAAGTTTTCAACGGTTACACCAAGGGTTGATGGATGTTCATATAATGTGGTGTCTTCATGTACATATCAAAATACGAAGGATGAACCCAAGAGTAAGACTATTTGGGATAAGATTGAGACAAAGTTGCGTAATGAAAACGAGTCGTTAGATTCGATTCGTTTACAGAAGACCAATTACATGGCGATTGAAGGGAGTCGCCACTTTATTAAAGACAGCTTTGACTTTACCATCGAAACTGTTGGTGTTTTCAAAAATAAGGTAATTCTCAAGAAAGGTATTGATTGTATGATAAATAAGTTTAATACGTTCATCGGTCTCCTTGAGAAAGACGAGGTTTCGGTTGTTCCAGCCGAAGTGAATGTTGGAAATGGTCATGATATAATTCTTGATAACGAGGATTACACACTGGGAAAACCTCTTGAATATATGCTTTACACAAAATACTTTCAGAAGGATAAGCGTCTTATATTCTGTGGTTTCCGTAAGAATCACCCTCATGACAAATATAGCGTTATTCGCGTCGTTACTGCCGAGCATGCTGAAATTGTCGATATTTACACTATGTTACATGATATTTCGAATGACCTGATTGAAACATATACCAAGATGTTGGGATATATCGTGGGATAAAAATAAAATAAAAATAAAAATAAAAATAAAAATAAAAATAAAAATAATCTTATCTGTTGTGAGATATGATTATTTTCTATATTACACGATGTATGGATATTTATGATTGTTATTATAGATCAATAGATTCGGAAACAGCTTCATTTTTATTTGTTTCTGGGCGGTGTTTGCGCATATTATAGTTTAATGAATACATAATGATGTGACTTTCGAGTGAATTTACATAATCAACTACATTTTTCATACGAATGTATTGACCACTCTCTTTGATACGTTTGTACTCGCTGTGTATATTAAACATGTGTGTTCGGTATTCTTTGGGAAACTCATGTAACGGTTTCATTTTTTTAATGTAGCACTCGACGTAGTTTGTATATAATTGCTTTCTAAACATATCGAGCTTTGTTTGGTATGTATTGAATTCAACCAGGTGTTCGGGGTAGTGTGCCAGATACATACCAACCGAGCCAGTTTTTAGAAGGTCTAAATAATGACATTCAAGTTTTGGTTGATTTCCGCGCAACATGCGAATATATTGGAATGTAGAAGACCTAACACGCATGCGATCGCCGGTAAGTTTTGAAACGAAATTAATCCCGATATGTGACATCCATGACAACCCACCCCGTTCGTTTGGCTTTGTGTGAATAGATGAATTTAGGTAATATTGTCCATAATCTGCGTTAGGGTGGTCGTTGGGTGAATGTCCGAACACCGCTTCATTTAACTCGCGAACTGATTGTAACATATTTATAGTATATAATTTACACATAGATGAATGTGATTTATTATTCGATATAATATTGACGTCACCATATAGTTCACTTTGTGATACACCAATCTCGTCAATATCAATACGATCTGGTTTTGCCATACCGTGGGTGTCCAATAGTTTCACAGAAGTGGAATTATTATTGCGCTCGCGTGAGATATGATATGCCTTGATAAGAATCAACTTATTTGAGTCGAACTGACTAACCAGTCTATTTTCGACATGCTGAATAACGAATGAATAACAATATTCGGTGTGAAATGATTCAATATCAACCCCACAGTTTGTAGCACATTCGTTGAACATTTCACGGAATGTTTTGCCATGTTTACCCATGCTGAAGAAGCTGTGTGTTGCACCTATATTACCCTTAGTTGCGCAAATCCACTTTCCATTCCGTTTATCATAGAACACATTAATCATAGTGCCCTCGATAAGTGGTTCGATATAAACGTCGGTTTGATAAAATTTCGATGGGTTATCGATTGTTTTATCGTCGGTGCATACTTTTCGAAAAGTGTCGACATCCAGACTCTTGGGTGGGCTAATACATAGCAAATGTCCATAATCATCAAATATGAGTGACCGAATGTTTCTTAGTGCTTGAATATTTTCAGGTAAGAGTGATTTTTTATCATACTGAACAATTGTGTAACTCTGTCCATCATATTTTACTTTTTTAAAATTTAAGCGGTATTTAGATTTGTCATACGTCCCATCACATATGTCATCGACAGTAAGGTCGCTCGCAAAAGATAGTTCTGTTGTGTTCATTTTATATACATAATAACATGGTGTATTTGTTAAGTCAATTTTAAAACAAATTTATATGGAGTACCGAATAATAAAAAATATTAGTATTTGTATATATCATGGACAGCAAAGATATTGAGTTGCGACTTGGTGATATTATACGATTACATAGTCCAAGCAACAAAGATTACGACGACAATACATTTTTTATAGAATATATTGATGATGATGTCATCGTTATTGTTAATGATACTGAAAAATATGTTCTAACGCGAGATGGTTCAGCGTTAACCGATGAATCGATAGATGAAATACATATAATTTCTAGGGCGAATAGTAACTCATATGTTAGACAGAATGGAATTGAGACGGGCGACTATTTGAGTATTTATTTTTCTGGAAAAGAGCCATATGTTTTAAACGGGACAATTACAAATATAGAGGAGGACATGATAGAAATTTCTCGGGTGGAAGACAGCGAAAAATTTTACATAGACTTTGCTTACCAGGGTATTCCACGAGATTCAAATATTGAACGGATTGATATAAAACATTTGGATAGCATGGATTACGTAGAGAGTGTGAGAGAACGGGATGAAGCGGAATCTATGGGAAGTGTATCCGGACCCATACCCATACCCATGTCGGATGGGGATGAAATGATTAGTGATGAAGTGGAAAAGAACGATGGTGTTCTCGATGATGACCAAGATGAAGCAGGTCCAGACAACATATTGGACGAATATATCCACATCGAACCCGAAAAAGTTGACCTAACCAAGATTGTAAAGAAATCTGGTATACTTGTGTTTGGGGAGATGGTTGATGATGTCATTCAGAAATTCAACGTTTCCGAAAGTGAGACCCGATTTGGAATTGACAATCAGGTGGGAGATATGTTTAATACGATGAAGAGCGATGTGAATGAGAAGAGGGACGATCGAATATTGAAACAAATTGTTCAACGCTATCAGGAATTGAGGAGTGAATTTTCAAAATTCAACGAGTATGGGAACATAATCGGGATTGTAAAAAGGGACGATTCATATAAACCGGTGGTTGAGTCAATAAAAAAAATGGAGAAGAATATATCGTGGCTATTGCCTATTGTAAAACAAAAACTCAACGTATTTATGTCAACCGTTGGTAATGATGATATTGACGATGCGCTTCTCGCGGATGAATTTGGCGATGTTGTTCCCATTTCAGATAAGGTGCTTACCGAAGACAAGCGACGATTGAAGTCGTCGAAAGAATTTAAAACCACATCAGAAACAAATGGGTACTATGCTTATTTAAACGAGCTTCACAAGTTTATGTTGCCATACTCTCCACCAACGTCGGACGGACTTTATGATATTGTTATTTCGACTAATGCGATTGAAGCGATGGTGGACAACGATGGAAAATATGGGATGACTGCTTATATGGACGGTAGTTCGGTGGGTAAACTGAATACTCATCGATATGGAATTCAACGGTACTCTACTTCTTTGGCAAAAAAACGGTTTGTTGAAATGAAGAATCCTCTCCACTCACATACTATATTGAGTAACAACGACCCGGAAGAGACGATGAAACTGGGTTCATTTGTTACCCTCCCACCCCACACCGTTTTACATGAGCGGATAAATTGTGGTTCGACCTCGATAAAGGACAGAGTAGATATGTCCCAAGCACCATTTATTAGGTCGTTCTTTATGAAATATGACGTTGGTAGAGACCTTCACATTATAGATGACTTTGGAAAGAAGAATCGACAGAAAAGTTCTTTTTTCAAAAACGCTACTGAGCATGTGAAGGAAGTTATAGTTGATATATCTGACGTAAATGAGGAGGAGAGTTATAATAAATATTTCGACTATATATTCCCAACCACGGCGGAATTTTTTCAACAGCACCAGAAAAATATGAAAAAGGTCTACAACTTAAACCACCTTATTTCTGAGTTGGAGGTTTTTAAAATAAGTAGGGAGTATCTTACCTCAGAACAGTATAAGCTATTTTTGCTGTACATAGATAAACAGTTGATAGAATATAATAAACGGAAGAAGACCTATAAAGAGGATTTTAACAATTATAAAATTGCATCTACAAAACTTTCCCAGACGATTCAGCGCGATAACACAAATGTCGAAAATCATATCGATAGTATATTGGGAAAACGTTGGGTCGATCAGACACTTCATGAAAAAGTAGGCATGATTGGCAAATACGACAAGTTATTTTATGCTGGAATTGATAAGAATAATATGAATTTGAATTCTACTAAAAACATAAACGAGTCACTCGAGTATTTTGTGGGGAAGCTTGAACGAATGAAACAAGGGACCGATGATTGTGACGATGAATTTATAATTGCGCGCGAATATGTTACTGAAGAAAGTCTCCACGATGATGATGAGAATGACGTATATTATGACAAGAAGTTTGATAACACAATCTATGACCTATTGGATGTTTATAAAACTGAGCAGATGTCGATGGAACCAACCGCATTCAAAACATTTATGACTAAAAAGCTTATGGAAGTAAATGGTATAAGTGAAGTACAGTCTAAATACGATACCGAAACACTCATATCTGGTAAGAAGAAGGTTAATGATGGAGTGTATGCTATACTGCAAAATATGACGGGAGATGACGACTTCAAAGTGGAATACTCATTTTACAAGCGTATAAATGACAAATGGATATTGGATAGTAAAAAAACGAATGAATATAAGGATGATGGTCCTATTATAATGGAGAACGGTTCGAATTTTGTGTGTAATATGAAAAAGGGTTGTATTAAAAAAAATGGTGAGTGTGGTCCAGTTGATGGGGTTACTACTGATACCAAGCGCGAACTGATTAGACGAATGATGGGTGAATTTGAACACCGATTTTATATGGAACGGGGAGAGTTGGTGAAATATTTGGATGAAGAGATTATCGTTGGGGAGAACAATAAGTCCCGGGTTGAACAATTATATGAGATAAGCGAACTAAAGTATGTCAGTAACTACAACGCGATTGCTGCTCAATATGATGATACCAAACTTCTGTCTAAATCTCCGTATTTGGATGCGCTTGATTTGGTGCTTGGAATTGGTGACTTTGCCTTAAAAAATGAGCAACTATTGGAATTTTCAAATACACTCACCCGTTCGCCCACACACACAGAGGACAAATACTGGCGATATTGTATTGAAACGAATCTAAAATTAATGCCCATGTTTTTACACAGGCTTTCTCATGCGTATCACATCGGTAACTATAGTGTGGTATTGGACGCAATTTCTGCCAGTCAGGGTAAAATAAGTGAGGATGGTGATGCAATTATTGATGAACATTCAGGACGGATAATACGACATCGGGAACTTACGCGCGACGATGATTCGGGGATTGCTGTATTTTTGAAAGATGTTGGTATTGGGTGCATGGGGGGTGGTGATGAGTTTGTCCGCGAAACTGAAGTTGGTGATTTTGAAACAGAACTGGAGATGGATGTTTTTCAGGATGATTGTGACAAACGTATTGTAAATGGCGACGTTATAGACGTTACCGATGCTGGGATACCTCAACGATGCGATGATCTCGTTAGTGCTATAATAAAAGAGATGAAGATTAATATATCCAAAGAAACACAGCGGTTTGTTGTATATCATGCCACAAATGCGTTTTTGCGAAATGTTGGAAACTCTGCTACTACCACTAAGGAAATGTTTCAGCTATTGGTTATGGTGTGTTCGGCACTTTTTATAGGGATCCAGATTTCCCGCACCAGAACAAGCAAATCTTTCCCTGGGTGTGTTGTAACATTCGATGGATACCCACTTGATGCGTCTGGTGGAACAGATGGAATTGCCTATATGGCTTGTTGCATATTAAAGATTTCGGGGATGCGTCGAAAAACAGGACTATTTACTGAACTGCGTGGCGTAAAACATGAGAATTTAACAAAGTTAATAAGTACCTATATATCTACATTATTTGTGACGAATATCGATATTGGTTTGAAATTGGATGAGAAGCGACGTATGGTTGAACGCGAAGCCAAAGTTGTATGTGATATGGATTCGTTTGTTTTCATGCCGTCTCTATATGTATCAGATGTCAATATTGTAAAAACCCTCCCTGTGTCATTTTATGACGAAATGAAAACCAAACGACTCTCCGGAAAGGATAGTATTTATGTATACCTGAATCGACTTAAGTCCAAAAATATTGAAATCGGTCACGGGTTCGCAAAAATAATAAACGACCAACTCAAGATGACCGATGCTATGCTAACTCGAGCAGATGAACCTTATACCGAAAACACATGTTGTCTAGAGGTGTATAACACACAAAATGTTCTAAACTATTTCAACCAGAAGGATGGGGCATTATTTAAGTATGCTGAAATGTCCAGAACAAATTCCAATATATGCGACGAGTTTGTTCGCGACGTTCGTGTGTCAGTCCTTGCAACGCGTCGGACACAGGTTGCTATTTCACCATTCATACAGACGCAGTTTGATGAGAAGACAATTTATACATCATTTATAAATTACTGTAAGTGGAACAAAACCTCAAATATGTTCTCTATTCGTGGTGATATTCGTGATATGTGTGAGTTTGATCGCGATGAGTTTGTCGGTGCGACGACTATCGATAAAAAAATCCGCGTATTGAAGGATGCAAATAAGAATCTAACAAACTCCATGTTACTGGTCCTTATCAATAAAATAAATAAGATGAATCTTGTTGAAGTTGAAGGAAAATCGTCCTCGCGGAACATGGTCGAAGTATATACTTCGTTTTTGAAAGACCATAGTGACCATCGGTATGTTTCCAAAATATCAAGTACTATTATAGATTTTACAAACACATTTGATCTATCGAATCCACCTATATCTGTATCACATAACGGGAGAACAAAGGCGAGTTTTCAAACTGATTCATTAATCGTGTCAGAGACAACCAAACTTCAGACGGATATTCTTAGTTTCATACGAGACAATTCGGAGATGCTTGATAAAAAGGACTATAACTCTATAAAAAAATTCATGGATGAATTTGATACATACAAGATGAATGGGTCCAAGGTGTTTGACGGTGACGTATTTTTGAATAAGATACGACACTATCGGAATATGATTTATGAAATGACACGGGTCATTCCCAATATTATAATGAATAAGAAGGTGCATTATGACGACGACATGTCAAGCTATAGTCTTATCCCAAAATACTGGGACCTGTCGAACACACACACGAGTGATTTAACCAAGTTTAACCGAAAATATTATGAGTGGATGAACCGATTTCATGATAATATCGGGATACGAGACATATTCCAGGAGTGTTCCGATAGTGATACGGTTGTTTATCGAATGTCTGAGCTCACACCTCTATATTCACCCACGGTGAATGGTAGTAAAGTTATATATAGTGTGTTCGACGATGTTATTGTGAGTAATCTATACAAGTTCTATATGTTGTCTATATTCGATAATTATATTAAGGTCGCGTCTAATATGGTATATGACGAAATACATGAGAGTTCGCGCGCGAAACGGGATATATCCACACACATCAAAGATGTGATGCTTCATTTTGCGGAAACAAAACAGATCGTTGATAATGACTATTCATTTATTTCTAAAAAAATTCTTCATTACAAGGAGAACGAGAAATTGCGTATCACAAATAAATTGGAGTCAATCGGTGACCAAGAGAGAGAGGTTCAAAATGAGCTGAAAAACAACCGGTTGGGTGAAAAGTGGGGGAAGGGACTTGAATCGGGACTTGTACGATACGACCCAGCTGTTTATGAACGAGAACGTACTGAGGAGGGGTCATCCGAGATGTTCACGGATACGGGATTGGAAGATGTAGACGCATATATGGACGATGACGACAAAGAAATTAACGATTTATCCCACCTGGGGGATGACGATGAAGGAACGAGTTATGACGAGTATTAATTTTTTGTTTGGTAACTATATGAGCAAGGCATATATACGGAAAAATATCAAACATATATCGATTATTATATTTTTAGTCAGTTTTTATGCGATTATATCGGTGCGTCCGTTGTTTTTATTCGCAGCGGATGGATCAGTTAGGCACTTCGGGTTCGGAAACACCACAAGAACGATTCTTCCAATATGGTTAATTGCTGGTATTTTAGGCATTTTATCGTACATGGTTGTATTATATTATATTATATCGTAGTGTGGTAGATTACAAAATGGAAGATGTAAATAAATTATATTTCGACAGTATAATTTATTTGTATGATATGTCATCATGCAGATGAGGAGTAACGCATGAAGAATCCAAATTACGTTTTATATCAATCCCGCGTTGGGTAATGGTAATGGTTTTTTCATAGTATCGTCAACCCGACCTTTCGCCTCAACAACTTTATTATATGATTCTGTTGCCTTCTTTTTAATTTGTTCCACGCTGACATCACATTTGGGAGTCATAATAAGAGAGTGGGTAAATGAAATCGCTGTACATCCAGCCAATATATACCACATAAATCTAGCCACATTATCTTTGCGGTGTAATACGGACTCCATGTTATTAACCGCAGCTTTCTGTGTGTCATTTATAATTTTTTCATATGTATAATTATTGAAATTTGGGTCTGTTATAATTTGTTTATGTCCGGTGGTTCCGACCATCATTTCAACCAGGTTCTTCATGTTTGATGGTGTGAGTTCATTTAAAATAAGTGACCTATCTCTATATATCATATTAAATATTTCCTTTTTATCGTTAATCGAGTAACCAGTGCCAGACATTATTTCGTCGAAAAAAACATCAATCTGTTCTTTAGCGCCCATAAGTGAAACTATCATGAATCCAAATGTGTTTGAAAAACAGCCTTTCCATCCATCGAAATATTCTATCAAAAACGCAATAACCATGAATATTAAAATCCAGTATAAGATCCCGACTCCTATGTAGAACGACATGCTTAGTGGGTACTTACAATTATTTTCCACCAATATGGTTGAATTGATCAAGCTTTGTATTGATATTACAGTAAAAATATATAAATAAAATTTAGCTGTGTTAACCGACCCGACTGATTTCATAGCATCATTTAATATAAAATAAATCGCAGTTATTACAGCGAATGATGTGTATGCGACTGTCGTGCTCTTCATATAGTTAATGCATATATAATTCTATTTTTTTATCGCCAAATAAATAATGGATATGACCCAATATAGTAAACCAAATTTGACAGAACCGGGGGCGATGTATTTTCTAAGTGCATCATTACTTAAGTGCGGTGAATTTAAAAATAAACATTACAATTTGGTATTTAATGTATCTGTATTCACAGCGCTTGTATGTATCATATCGTTGGTATTGTATTTTAAATACCGTGGACGCCTATCGAAACATGAACAAGAGATAAAGGAGAACAAAAAACGTGAATATGTCATGTCAAAAATAAAAAATTACCAGGATACAAGACGTAAAGAGCAGCAACAAATAATAACGAATTTGCCTAAATGGTGACATAATTATATATATATATAATATGGATACCACAGTAGATAGTGATGATAATAAGATAATAGATGGTATGAATGATAGTGATGGTGTTGTAACTGACACCAACGTCATATATGATAAACTCAAAAAAGATGAGGAAACCCTCGACGAGTATGTAGATAATTATTATAAGATAAAGAACGAGTATGAAACGCGACGCAATCTTGCCATCGAGCGAGTAAAGAATAAACGGATGAAGAATGGTGAACGGTATCCAAACGCAAAAATACGAAAGAATTTAGAGAAGTTGAATGGACAACACACATGCGTAAACTGTTCTCGCAAGGTGGGTATGTTTTTTTCCGAAAAAAACAACCGTCTTGAAGCAATGTGTGGGTCAGCTTTATCGCCATGTAACTTAAAAATCATTATAAACAAGGGGTCGTACTATCCATATTATAAGATTATTCGCGGCACTATGGACCATGTGGGAATATTGAACGAAATAAACATAGTTAAGTTGAATATAATACAAATGAAGCTTGATATGGTATTTGAATTCGAGAATGTCCGCGATACACTTAAAAAATTCAATAATATTAAAGAAGAATTGTCCAATCTATATCATGCTTATTCAGGTCGCAGCGACGTTCATAATATTATGATTGATAAATATGATAGCACCGAACTTTTGAAAATGGAACTTAAGCGAGATGAAACTATAAATGTCATTAAACGAATGATCACCGATTATGATACAAAGGGAGACGCCGAGAAAGAGACAATTAAGAGGTCAAACTTCTTTTTAAAATTGGCTGATATTTATATACATGACCTAAACACTTTAATAACCAGTATAAAAGATGTCAAATATAACGTATATGATGTCGAAACTACCAGTGTTAAAAACGACCAGTTGGAACACAGATTTGTTAAATTGGAGTCTTCATATACAGACACTCTTATGCAGGAAGAGGAGTTCTCTATCATATCGAATGTTCATGGTCGTCCTACAGAATAAAATAATTTGAATATATATAATAATACAATAATATACTAATGTTTGGTCTCATAAACACCCGCATATTTCTTATTAGTTTTGCGATTGGCATTTTTTTTGCGTACATATCGGACCCCGAGCAAAAGGTTATCTATATATACCCATCACCAGACAACGTGGACAAATTTGTATATAAGGATCAGGCTGACAACTGCTTTAAATTCGCTTATGATGAGGTCGGTTGTCCTCTCGACGCAAAAGATATGGGTAATATACCAACACAACCGAGTGAAACAACCGCCCCGAAATAAACTGATAACAATTGGAAATTAATCTAACGATATTATAATGGAAATTAAGAAAATTATAAATTCTGGTCAGGGAAAAATTATTATGTCCATTATTCTTGGACTTGGTCTTGCTACCTTATTCAAGCGTGTTTGTAAGGGAAAAAAGTGTGTTGTTTTTGAAAAGGCCGCATCAGACGACATCGACGACAAAGTATTTAAATATGATGACAAGTGCTATAAGTTTAAGATGGAAAACACAAGATGTGACGTGGGGAAAAAAACCGTAAAAATTGCGTCTTAATCGTGTTTAAATAATTTAAATCATTGGTATGGACACTACCAGTATTAATGATTTACCCGGGGACAATATTAATATGAACATCGACAAAACGCAGAATATGAACCATATTATTTCGAGTGTTCAAGAGGCCAGTAAGGGTGGTATTATAGAACTTCCATCCAGAGATATACCAAATGATACGGAGTTGAACGTTATTGTCGACCCCGAGATTAAGCCGAATTACATGGATGAACCACGTAACGATTACATTAAAAATGTGGAGACAACAGAGGAACTTATTCGCAATATTAAGACAGATGAACGTGCCGAACTTAAGCGTATCGAGTTATATGACTCAATTCATGCATATGTCATAATGGCGTGTGTATATTTTTTTCTAATGTTACCGTTTTTCCACACGAATGTTATGATGAAATATTTCTCATTCGGTCTCAGTAGTGATGGAAATATGAATATAAAGGGATATTTACTAAAAACATGTATATTTGTGGGAACCTGCTTTTCCATCACAGAAAGCATCAACTATCTTGATAGAATTGCTGATATTTAACATGAACACCAACCACGACGGAATATTTATGGATATTGATATTGATATTGACGTCATTTAAGCGCCTTCTTAGCTCAGTGGTTAGAGCGTTTGCCTTGTAAGCAAAAGGTCCCGAGTTCGATTCTCGGAGGAGGCTGAATATTTTCATGTATATCTACTCAATAGTAGATACATGAAACACGTAACCGTGTCAATTAATTTTGTATGATTATAGTATAGTATGTTTTTCTCTCCTCGTAGTGCGGGTAAAAAACTACATTTATCGTCTATCACAAACAGTCAATATGATGCCCATCGGGATAATGTTGTTATAGGTTCGGGTGTAGGTAGTAGGTCAAGAAATGTAAGGTCTGCTATGTGTAGACGAAGCGCTTCCTCTACGTGCCGATGCACCGTAAAAACTTCGGATAATGCAGATTCTAATATAGGGAGTTCAGTTGGTGTTGTTGTAAAGGGATATGTTAACGGATCCACAATAAAGGTTTATGCTGTAAAAGATATGCTTCCTCTGGTTATGCCTCTCACAGAGATTACTGATATTCAAACTACCACCAACGAGTTTGGTGTATTCTCTTTACCAAAAATGACTCTGGCTTCCGATATATCGATGATTCTTGTTGAGTCCTCCGGAGGAACAGATATTGCGATTGGAGCGGATGCGACCAACCATATGGCGCTTATTCGGGTGAACGACGGTAATTATCCAACACAATTTGCCATTAATGCGACCACAACTGCATTGGCAAATGGCACACTTTATTCTCTGACTAATATGGTTGATGTGAATGGAAATCAAGAGGAAGCCATCACTCTCACACAGCTTTACGCAGATAAAAAGAAAAATTTCCAAAATAATACTGGACTGAACAACACGACCAATATTTTGGAAGATTATATTGTTTATAATAATATTCAACTAGCCCATAACTCGATTGCTGTGACCACTATTATAAATATGGCTCATGCGTTTAACCCAGTTGGTGGAATAAATGGGGACACCAGAGTTAGTGCTGAACTGAACACCGCTCGAGTCTTGACGACGTGGCCGAGGGTATTGACGGATAGCCAAACTGCGGAATTGGGTGCATCTGTGAGTGAAACATTTTTCACGACAACTGAGACACCTGGATCAGCGACGTATTCCACAAATTTGGATAATAAAATGAAGGTTCTTATTGAACTTGTTTTGGGAAGCGACCAGCGCACAGGTGGTGAAAATGCTTTTTCACCTTTGTCCACCACCGACAACAAACAGAATTGTATAAATATTTGTTCAAAGATAATCCAAAAGGCTTACGCATACTCGTTCGACCCAACAACCGGAGACGGCTATACACGCATCGACTCAATTACCGCTATTAATGCTTATGAAAAGATTAGTGCGTTTACGAGAAATGTGGATGTTGCAGACTCTAATGTTCCATCCACTATAACAGGAAATATATCGGGTGTTGATGTGGTAGCAATTACCGTAATTAACGAAGACGATGTTTATCCTCCCGAGCCCGAGCCGGAACCCGAACCCGAACCTGAACCTGAACCCGAACCCGAACCCGAGCCAGAACCCGAGCCAGAACCTGAGCCGGAACCTGAACCCGAGCCTGAACCCGAGCCTGAGCCTGAGCCCGAACCAGAGCCCGAACCAGAGCCCGAAATTAATCTTCTCAATATTTCGTTTAGAGCGGTCCAGGGAACATATACAAATACTTTTGGGAACCCGGCAAGTCCAGATGCCGTATATAACAATCATAAATGCACATATATTCAGGTTAAATCCGATGTAGACATAGGAGCGATGACGTTGATTCTTGACGACAAATATGCAGCAACCACAAACCAATATTTGATGTCAAGCGGAGATATGTATAGAACTAACGGTAATGCCTACACGTACTCATATGGTTACAAACCTTATCCTACCCTCCTATCTGTTCCTGCCCTGGGTAGTAATAATTACGCGAATTACCCATTCACAACAGGAACGGCGCCTTCGGTTGGTATTGTTGCCGGCGATGAATATAGAACTTTGTTCGTCCATCTAAACAATGGTGATGGTACGGACTACGCGCGACTATTCGATAAGACGAATTGGACCATTGACAGTCCGCTTGGTGTCGCATATTGGGCAAGCGGTGTGGAAACCAGCGCCGCCACCGATCTTGGATACCACGGGCTCAACTTTGAGGTTATAAATGATTTTTAATCGACCAGACTATCCTAATCATTATTAAGTAATTTAAATGACATATATAATTTTCACAGTAATATATATGTCACGACTAACAGGTAACTTCAACGGAGTTGGTACCACCAATATTTCTGATGTTCAGTATTTATTAAACTGGATCGCTGGAGGTGGAAACACTTCTAAATATAACATTAATATAGATTACAACGGACAGAACTACATTATCGACGATGAAAAGATACTCCTTGACCCAAGTAAAAATGGGTCTATCAACATTAGTGACGCCCAGTATATACTCAATTGGATCGCTGCTGGAGGAAACTCTACCAAAATAGGACAATATTTAGACTATAACGGACAACAGTATATTATTGAATATATCGCTGATGCGGCTATATGGAATAGTTTTATACGAGAAGCTCCCATCCCGAAATATCGTTTTTTCATCGAAGTCTATAACATTCCGAAAGATGAGACCACGTTGCTTGCGAACATAAAGGAAAATGATGGTGTTATTATAACACTTGGTGATGTTCAAGAAGATAGAGTTTCGTCAAAATCATCGGTGAATTCGGGATTTGTCACAAAATATTCGGGTGTCAATAATATTGCGCTCAATACTGACACAAACGACCCACATGGGTCAATATTGATAGCAAACGACACGCACTATCACAAGAGCCTGTCGGTTCCCATGAACGCGGCAACCGCTACACTTAATGATATTATTCTTTATATATTTGCG